TTCAAGATCGTTCTGTAACACTGTAATCGCAGCAGCATTCGCTGATGCAGAACCAGTAGCAGCGCTTACAGTTGACTCAGCAGATGTGGCAATCGCCATAGCTCCCGAAGCAACCGCACGAATATCGCTATCCGTATCGCTGATAGTTTCAAATTTTTGAGACAGTTTCCTTAATTCGTATTCTAAAGAAACGCTGTTCTGTCCCAGAAACTTGTGCGTGGGGCGATACGTGACAGCCATATCAACCCACTAAAGCAGCTATTTCGTCAGCCGAAAGCCCCAAGTCCGCAAGTTTCGCTCGCCCAGCTTCAGCGTCAGCGAGCCGTTTCTCATCTTCCGCATGGACAATTGCTTGTTCAGCGGCCAAAGCCTCCCATTCTACTTTTAGTGCTTCCCACTCCTCATCTGTGACTTCGCGGTGTGTAGTCACACCAGTGGCGCAGTCGTGGTTGGCGATAGTCGGTCGTTCTTCTGATGGCATAATTATCCCTTACCTTTTCCACCCGTAGGCGTCCATACGTGACGGTTCCCCAAAGTTAGCGGAACCACCAAGACTTACTTCCATTTTCGTAAAAGAAGTAGTTCTCACGGAACCCCAACCGCCCATATTCGAATAACTTGATCCGCCGTAGGCGATAGCGCATCGAGGGGTACCCGTAATAAATTGGATTCGACATTCTGTAATCCCAGAACTGGAGGGGGCTTCCCACATTCCAGGGTTTATGATGCGAAAATCTACGGCACCGTTAAAGTTGTTGCCACTAGAGGCAGTATCAACGCCAGTCACCATTCCCCCATACAACGTTATCGTCGAAGCTGAAAAGTTTTGGGCTGAGGGGGTAGATGCTCCTATCCATTTAGCCTGATCCCCATTGATTGTGGCACTACCACAGGAAAAAGAAAGTTCGTCCCCACTGGTGGAGGCAGCATCACCAGTGTTTACTTTATATACTAACGGGCACCAAATTTGGGCGTAATCTTCCAGCGTTACGCCACTAAAAGAGATTGTCATAGTCGAGGAACCAGAGCTACCAGCCGCCGCTTCGACGCTCCCAAGTTGGACAACTTTGTCAGCCATTATGCACTCGCATTATCGTTCCAACCCCAAAGATAGAGAGAAGATCCGCCATTCCATTTGTTTGAACCGCCAGGCGGATAAATTCTTAAAGAAGTGAGAGCGGACGTAGACGCCCATGTTCCGATTCCCATATATCTGTTACTTTCGGTGCTCCAACCGTTGAAGTGTTGATATCCGCCATTGGCGAAACAGGTTTTGTAGCTAGTTGTATTCGTGTAGCCCAACCAAAGAAGGTCTATAATGGCGCCCTTATAACTGATGGTTGGGGAGGATCCTGGTCCCACAGAACCACCATCGGTAGACGAGACAGACCGATACCCACCGTTGCTCACATAGTTGTACCAACAATTACCTGTGTCGCCGTTAGGCATCACATAAGTCGTGAAATAGGCGTCCGAATTGGGGTATCTGCGGAACTGACAATGAAGTTTTAGATGCGTGTAGGTTTGGGGGATATTGCTAATCGTTAGATCGGTTTGTGTATCGGTTTCGTATTCGTGTTGATATATGAGTTCCATCGCAGCCACTAGAAATTCACCTCATTGTTGGGAACCCCATAAATACTAATTGCCCCATAAATCTGATAGCCGCTTTCAATTTCGATACGCAACGTATCCCAAGTAAATTGAGCCGCCGAGGTGTAATCGCCACCGCCGTAACTAATTCTATTGTAAGGCGTACTACCGTTGCCCCATAGAGAGTGCTGAAGGTTTCCCCCCGCATACCCGTGATCGTTAGCGGCAGTAGGGGTTCTAATGTCCATCAGCACCATGTCTCCCCCCTGGTAGTTAGTGGCAGCAGTATTAAACATTTCGATACCATCGGCGCCTCCCCACTGGTTAGCACTCCCTCCTATCGAGGAACCCTGATTAGATAGGTTGCCACCATTCAATGCCATGTTGGTGCTCGTATCAGTATTTCGTAACCGAATAAGAATGTTGACCTGACCGCCCCCCGAAGCCTCACCCATAGCCATAATCACCAGACCAGCATGAGTAGTTTTGTAAGAAGAAATATCAAAGTCTTGAATTGCGTCTACTGCTGTAGAAGTAAATAGTTTTTCCCATTCATAGCGAGCCGAACCACCGAACAGTCCGCCGTTCATCCACGTAGAAACAGCGGTGCTCGGCCACGCCTTAGGCGTGTCTGAGCGCCCACGCCAATTAGATATAGCGGTAGAAGAATTAGTTCGGTCCTGGCGGAAAGACATCTACGTCTCCGATCAGGCAGTTATGCGGTTTACATAACCGAAAATGTTAATGGTGTTAATACCACCAGAAAAGGCTTTAACAATCAACCCGTTCTGCAAAAGAATCCCTGGAGCGACAAGCACTAAACCTGCTTCGGTAGTTACTGCCGCTATCTCAATGTAGTCATCGGGGTTTGTTGTTCCACCCCACTCAACCGTCAGCTTGCTATCAGCCCCACCTGTATTAACGGCATACAACCAAATTTCATCTAAATCGGATGTGCCTGCCACAGCCGTGTGGATAGTAGTGCCAGGGGATGAATTGGTAACCTGGATCCCTTTCCCGTTGGTACTTCCCGACAGAATCGTTTTTGAATATGTTGCCATATCTGTTCCTTAGCTAAAGACCTGATTAGAAATAATGTTATCCGACGTACCGTTCACGGACGCGGGTATGTCACTTGTAAGCGCTACTGTCCCAGTTGCGTCAGGCAAAGTAAGCGTCCTGTCAGCAGTAGGGTCAGTAACCGTAAGCGTAATTTCGTAGCCATTACCAGTAGTCGCACCCGTAAGCAGCATTGGGCTAGCACCCTGATACGTGTTTGCTGCCTGATACGTGTTTGTTGCCTCAAACGTAACGGAACCAGTAAAAGTGCCGCCAGCGAGCGGCATCTTCGTCGCATCAGCAGGCGAAGCCCCCCACTTCAAACCCGTAGCCTCAGCAGCGTCAGCTATCAACACATGGGTATCTGTACCAACGGCCAGTTTCGTTACAACTCCGCTAGCTGTCGCAACATAAATATCGCCCTTAGCGGTAGCCGTACTTACCTGAAGAACATCGCCTTCTGCATAGTTTTTTACCGCGACGAAATTGGCGTTCATATCGCCAGCAACAATGGTTTCACCAGCAACAAATGTGTTGGGGGTAGTTAAAGTTCCCATTAACGGAGTCTCCTTGGCGTATAGGTAAATGCCAAAGCGTTGATTTCCCAATGCAAATTAGCAGAAGTGGGGCCGTCTACCCGCATACTTACCGCTCTACCTGTCCCAAGTGTGGGCAGATTCTTCACATCGGCAGTCAAATCGCGCCCAATAGCATCCCAAAAGGCTTTAGCAGGGTTAGTTGAGTCATCCTCATCCCACTCGGCGGTATCCCAACGAGAAGCAGAAGTTTTACCCGTAACACTCAACTGCTGACCATCAATGGTGGCAGTTGACTTGTCATAATCTTTATACACGTCAAATGTCAGCGTCAATGTTTCTTCCGCGGACACGACGACACGGGGACGACCCCAACGTTTCTTAACGATGGGGTCTTTACCCGTCACCCATCGAGTAATGAAATAAGAAGTAATATGCGTTTCCCCAGATGCCGTATACCTATCAGCATCCCGTTTCTGACCATCTTCGAGTTCAATGACTCGCCCAGTATTCGCTACACACCCAGCGAAAACGCTAGGTGTGCCGCCTGGTGGTTCATATGCAAGTAAAGGTCCAGCATCAATATCGCTGGTAGTCCACGCACCGCCTTGACCTAAAATTGGGTCGAACGTGAGTGTGCGACGAGATACGGTGACAACTCCACCGCTCACGTCTGTCCATTCGACACTGACATAAAGTTTGTTATTTGCCCAGGCCAGTTCAGGGGGAGTGCCAAAAGTTATTTGACCGTTGTCTATGGCTGGTTGCAGTTTAGAGAATATCCAAGTGAAATTTTCGCCGTTGTAGTTGTAAACGCCTTCTTCTTGGTACCAGAAAAAGGTTCCGAATGGGGTGTTCACTGGGGATGAAAGCCCGAGAGATCCAACGTCGCTCGATAGGGTTACGACTTGAAATGAGTCTGAGTCGAAACCAAAGACGGCGTAGACGCTTTGGTTTTTGAAAACTAGAAGTCTGTCACCTGCGGGGACCAGAGCGGTGATGGAATCACCGTGTTCTCCTACGTCGATGTCTACGTAGTCGGTTGTTGCCCAGGTTTCTGGGTCGTTGATGTTGGACCATCTGAGTCTGGACCTGCGTTCGGGTGGTGTTTCTGCTGTTTCATAGGTGTTTGCCACCCAAGCGAAGTTGTTCCAAAAGGTGATGTATTGGGCTTGCGGCATATTGCCGCTTGCCCCAAAAGAGGTTCCGAGATCCGCAGCCGTAGTCCCATTCCAACGGAATGACGGCTGGTCAAAGCTAACGCCATAAGCCACATTGTTCATTGTGATCCCGTAAACACGAGATCCGTTCGTCCTTGCTGTGATACCTGATAATTCTACAAAATTCCCTGTAGCGGAATACCCGACTTTGGTTCCCCAATTCGCCATTAATTGATTCGTTCCACTATCGGTATGAAATCCCCACATACCTTTAACTTTGGTACTGTTGAGTCCCGTTTCAGTTAAAACAGTTGTATTGCGGCGATTTACCCCATCCCTCATACGGATACCCCCGCGAGGATCGACACTAACGTTCAACATGTCAGGAGATTCGTTGTCCTCCAAGTTGAACTGGTCGCTTCGAAGGTTCAACCCTCCCGAAAACGATTCAAGAACTTCGAGAGAAAACTGGCGTTGCCCCGTAGCCATCAGCTACCACTGAACGCCACCTGTGTTGGCATAACGCAAAGCGCCATAACCAGCCAGGTAACGGGTATCGTGACGAATATTCGCAATCATCGGTTGTGGTGCAGGTACGTCAGCAAACCGTCGAGCCACATTGTCTAATTCGATTTGAAATTGGGCTTGGTACTGTTGCGCCATGACAGGATCTTCCTGCTGCATGTAAGCACGAGCCGTTGCGTAAGTAGCCAAAATCGGGTGAAAGGGACTCGGCAAATCAGGACTATCACCTGATGACGAACCAAACCCGAAAGCAGTTGGATTCCGTATAGCGCGGACGTAAACGGTTTTAACTCCATCTGGACTCGGATAAAAAGTAACTGTGTCCTCCCAAAAGGTCCAACGCCACGGTTGACCTGAGGGAATGACGTTGAGCGGATAGTTCCAATCAGCGTGGTCGTTCCCTATGAAAGTCATTACGTGATCATCGTTCTTTAAGGCCGTAATTTCTCGGATGCCTTGCGACACCACATCGGGAGCAGCCGCTATCTGTGTCAGCGTATATTTTTGGACTCCCTCGATGGTGTTGAAGGTAGTTGTGACATCGTAAAACGGCCACCGTTTTTCGCTGTAAACAATCGTGTCAAAACCCTGGCCGACCATAATATCGAGCGTCTGGTCACTGATGTCGCTGCTGTCAATATCGACAACACTTCGGACTTGATCCCGAATCTGTTGAAGCGTCAAAGCAGTAAAAGTCACAATGCAGCCCTCGCCTGTTTAGTGTGACCAACACAAAGATCCGACCCGCCGACAGGACGCGCTTTGCAGGGGTTTCCTGCGCGGGTCGTTGCAGAGCAAGATGCAGCAGGAACAACTTCTGGTTCAACAAACTCGGTGACACCAGGAACGGGGCGTGCCCCGCTGACCTCACCTGGGGCATAATGCCCAGGACGGGTACCACTGGAACCCGCTGGTCGCGCATCGCGACTGTAAACCAAAGCTATTTCCCGCTGCATTCTCACTCCACTGTTCTGAGATGGGGGCGGAACCATTCCACCCCCATCTCTAGTTTATTAGTCGGTAAGGCCGTACAACATGCCTTGCCGTGCTCGGTTTGAGGTGGTCAACTCGCCGTAGCACAGTATTTGTGCGTAGCGGGCATCTTGGTTCGTGGGCCGCACGAATGGTGTCGGCTGGAACCATGTCTCAGTGTGAGCAACAAGCCTGAGGTATTTGGTGTTCAAGAAGAACATTTTTCCATCCAGGTTTGTGTCACTATCAAAGGTGCAGGGCGCTCCCTTAAACAAAAGGTTTTGGAAGCCTGCGTCTGCTACCTCTGCGCTTGTGTAACGCAGGTTGGGTTGAAGCAAAGACTCATACTTTTCGTATTCGTCTTGATCGCTGATGATGATAGTCGGTTGGTCGTTACCAACTGAAATATTGTTATACATCGTCGCCATGCCTGTAAGTGAAAGAGCACCAGCAACATTGGTCAAACTTGAACGCCACCAATCGTTATCCGCATCGGTTGCGTCAATCCCACCAACGGTAAGACCAGTCCCAACAAGTTTGTTGAGTCCGTTCATGTCTTTGCCGCCATTACCAGTTCCATCGCCCCAGAACATAGTGTTCATGTTCTGGATAATGGTTTCTTCCGCTTGCATGATCTTGCCTTCGAGAAGGTCAATGATCGCTGCTTCGCCATTGTTTTTTGCTTCCTCAATGCCAGTGATGGTTACGGATGCCGCATACTGTTTCCAGTTGTACTCAGCGGCAGTAATGCCAGTCTGAGCCGTAATGGAAATAGTGTCATCACCTGCATATGAGCCAGCAGTTGAGTTTGTACCATAGATAATTGGAACAACGATTTTTGCTCCGCCGCTGATGCGCCGAATGGTCTGACCATTGGTTAGCGCATAGAACAGAGGACGAGCCGTAAAAACGTTGTCAGCTAGCTTAGGTACATAGTTTTTGAGCGTGGTGCTCAAAATTTGATCAAAATCTGCATTTCCAGCAGCCATTTGATACTCCTAAGTTATTGGGCTAGTTCTTGTCTCGCAAGATTAAATGCATCCTGAATGGAATTAACCGCTGTAGCAGCACGTTCGAGAGATGAAGGAGCCGAACCTGGAGTGGAATCAATCACACCCGCATTACGCTTTTCTTCCAAAATTTGGGCTTCCTGTTCGCTGGCTTGAGTTTTACCTAGCATATTTTCATAATTTAGGTGCGCATAAGCAGCGTCAAGGTTGCCGATATTATGTTTTAGAGCGTGAGCGTAGAGTTCTTGCTCTGAAATCTCTGTTGAATACTTTGTGCGGATACCTTCCATTTCTTTCCGCAAATTATCTTGTCTTTGCGCTCGATTTTGTTCTTCAATGGCAGTTTCAATGCGGCGCAAGCGAACTTCGTCAGGGTCCATATCGTCCAGATCGTAGTCATCGGTGTAGCTAGTCTGGTGGGTTTGGTTGCCCATGCCTACTCCAAATGCATCCCCTAAAGCGGAAATGGCAGCTTCGGGATCGGCTTCTAATGCTTGCACTATTGCTTCCGCTTGAGTCAATCTCTCGCGTTCGCGAGCCAACTCTTGCGTTTTACGTGTGTAATCGGCTTGACGTTGGTACCCGCTTTGAAGCTCTTCCAGGTTTACGCGTTGCTCAACACCGTCAACTTTGACGACATATCCTTCCGCACCTGCATTTACTTCTGAAACATTAGGATTACTGGTATCCAGTTCCATAGCTTCCATGATTGGAATCCTCTCGGTTGTTCCTTAAATAATAAGGATCTTGTGTCCCACTATAGATTGGGTAACTCCATCCCCATTTGATTTTGTAACTGTGAAAGCAATTCGGGGGGAACCCCGCCTGTTGCCTCAAAGACCTGTTCGGGAATCGGCCCTGGTTCCATACCGCCCGTCATAGCAGGAGGCGGACCTCCAGCCATCTCTGCACCAGCCCCTTGCTCGGGAGCCGCAGGCTGTTGCTGCTGTATCATAAATTTCTCAGGATTTTTGACACCAAAACCAAATTGCAATACGTATCGTGCCAATTCCGCTGGATCCACCACTGTTCCAAGAAGCGGACCAAGCGCATTCATCAAGGAAATTGCCTGTTGACGACGAGCCGTTTCATTTAACGGCTGAGTCGAACCACCCTCTACTGAAAAATCATATTCCCCGAGGATGTCATCTCGCGTGTACGCAACGTACAACTGCTCATCGTTTTTGCCAGTTATCCGAACCATTTGCGGTTGAGTCATGTATTGCTGCATCAACTGCAAAATGCGGCGAGCAATTTCTCCGATAGCTACCTCAACTATCGCTAATTTGTCGGAGGAACGAGCGTTCCCTGCATCAGCAATGATGCTTGCCTCCGTAGCAGTACGCCTGATCTCTGGCATCTGTCCGCGGGCATATTCCGATATGCCGCTGACAGTGTTAATGTCTTGCTCAATGATCGCTGATTGTTCATAAATCTCTGGGGCCAAGGGAACCTGAGGAAGAGGAACGACAACTTCATTCAACGACCTGTTTTCGTCAACAACAGGAACAAATCGACCGTCATCGTCTGATTCGAGCGCTTCCCGACCTTCGGGTCCGAAAGACCGATCATGGTAAAGGTATTTTCGAGCGTAACGCTTACGATGATTCACCATTTGCGTTCGAGTCTTATTCAACTCTTCCTGCAACGATTCAATCTGCTCCAAGTCACCCATCGGATAAAAAATGTCAGGAACATCGTAGTTCCGCATCATTACGAAAGGATGCCCAAAAGCGTAAGGCATGGGAGTGGGATCCAAAAGGTAATCGTTGGCTTCTGAAGCGCAGACAGAAATGGTGCGAGTTTCCAAATCGTAGTATTCATAAAGAGTGACACGATCCGCCTTATCGGCATACTCGTCGCGCTCATTATCGTTCTCCCACCGAGTTTTTAGCCCAGCATCGGCCTGAAGGTTTCGGCGTACACTTTGCCTGAAACGCTTATCCTTTTTGACCTCCGACAGTGGTCGCACAATTCGCTGCGCAATCCACTTAGCATCGTCCAAACACGTAGCCTCAGGGTCCACAAACATGTCGAAGGGTGAGATACGTTCCACAAACGGTTGATCTTCAAGAACAACCATTTTCGTATTCGGAAGGGAAGCCAAGATATCCTCATCGGAGGGCAACTCGCCAGCCATAGCTGGGTTCGCCACAGCATACGCGTCCACCTCGCGCATAGACCGTTCCATCTCCGTATCGAGTTCATATTCGCTTAAAGCCTGCGTTTCTTCAACGAATTTCCAGCCGACCTTGACCCATGCGTGACCCATGATCAGGAAATCTTTTACCGCCCGCCTGTAAGGCTTACGGTAATCGTAATGCCTCCAAAGATAATTTATTACAGACTCAACAAATATGGCCCTGTCCGCATCCCCTTCTTTGTTGGCCGTAACGGTGATCTTCGGATGATTGACCGCGACCGCAGGAGCAATAACGTTGATCGTAGAAAACGCCAGATTCACTGAGATGCGATCACTCTGAACGGTACTTAACCAACCATCCCTGTCACCCCAATAGGTTTTCCCACGATAAATGTCAATCATGCGTTGCCACTTAACGTCGTAACCTTCCTCACGTCGCCAACGCTGAGCTAAACGAATACGCTCATGGACTTTTTCGTATCGTTCCGACTTTGTTTCTCTTGCCATCCTCTAACCCAACGTTCAAATCCGCTCAGGGGTATGCCCCGCAGCACGAGCTTCCGCAAGCACTTTCTTTTCCCGTTCTCTCAAAGTGAGATCCCGATCTTCAGGAGGCAACATTTTACGCATCGTTTCACCCCTAGTGATCGTCACGGATTGCAAACGGAGCCGCCGCTCGTAAAGCTCCTTGAGTTCCGTTAATGGAACGGCCCCCCGCCGTTCCAAAACGTACCCAGTGAACTCCTCGAAAGTAGCCCCTACTGGGAGAACTGCCACCGTCAGGTACTATGGACGGAACCATCTGGCTGTTTAGCCGAAGGCTCCACGCGACCATCGTGACCGTGCTGATTGTGGGGAGTTTCCCGAATCTGCGGACGATCGCCCATGTCTCCAGGTTGTGCCCTGTCAACGCCTTCACGAAGGCGTGCTGGCTGCGATCCCCCAGGGCGAGCGGGGCCGTTATAAAGCTGTTTTGTATTCAGCTTCGGTTGGGCACCCATTCCTGAGGCATTGTATTTATTTGGTTTGGACATTAAGCGCTCCTAGCTGAGAGTCCTCGTATTAACGTTCACACTGTCCCACGTGACGTATGCGAACCAATAATATCCGTCACGGGCTGATTGCGGGGGATCTGTCGCCTCCACCAATCAAACGTAAAAGTATCATCCACGTTTTGCACATACTCGGGAATAAAGGCGTGCTTCCGCATCTGGTTAGCCAACGCCAACGACATCACACGGTCATCATGCGGAGAACCTGACATCTGCCCACGATCATTACGGGTAAAAGTGCGCAATTCCGCAAACGTGAACTCGTCATGCAAAATCAGTTCCTCATTTTTTAAAGCCTGCGCAAGTTCGTCAATCATCAAAGGTTTAGAAGTCCTCGTCGTTTTCCACCCAAACTCCTGAGAAATACGTTGCGACGACTGATTCAAAGTACGACGGCGATACAAATTAGGGTAACCCAACTGACGTAAAGCCGTAATAGTTGTCAAACCGTGGTTATTCGCCTCCACACAACACAAAGCATTCCCATACCACAAACCAACCCGATACACCTCGGTACCCAACTCGTCAGGCGGGATTCGCCCATGCCAAACGGCAACCTGTTCCCCGTTCTTCGCATCAATCACCTGAATACACGAATAATCACCATGACCCAGACCCTCAGCCGTATCCACGCCAAGGACGTATCCGCTCCACCGCTCGGGCGGCGACCACACTGTCAACATCGAAACTCGAAAACGTCTTTCTGTAACTCATGTAAATAACCCGTTTGCCCCACAGAAATAAAATTACGCAAATCGTCCAAAACGTCCAAATCAAACACAGGATTCCCCGACCGCACGAACGCTTCCTCGGGGGTAGTCGGGTACTCCTGCGCAAGTTGCCAGGGGAGCATTGAAGAAATTTTGCCCTCATACCATGACTCATCCCTATCCTCAGACGCACTCCACGGAAAAAACATTGCAGAAAACTTGTTATTCCCCGTCGTAGCACCCGTCCACAAACTATGAAAGAAATTCCCCGAACCATTAGCCGTACTCAACCCAATAATACGGCCACCCACATCCGCAACAGGCTCAATCGAAGCCCACGCCTCCTCAGGATTCGGCAAAAAAGCCCACTCATCAACCACAACAAGCGTCGCAGACTCACCACGAGCAGGATCCGACGCCGACGGCATCGAAGTAATCTGAGATCCGTTACTAAACCCCATCCTCTGCTGATGCTCCACCAACGACTCTGGGCCACGCTCCATCATCCACTCAGGAAGATGCTTCAACCCGTACTTACTTTTCCGAAGAAGAAGCACCGACTCCCTCTCTGTCCGCGACAAATCAATAATATTCTGATCGTCATGGAAAAAAGCCAACCAAAACTGGTGAGCAGCAACCAACGTCGTCCACCCAATCTGACGAGCCTTCAACGTAAGCGAATATCTATTGTCTTCCCATTCTCGGAGAGCTTTCTCCTGAGCCGCACGTAAAACAAAGAGAACACGCCCAAAACCAGGGTGAGCAATATGCCAGTAATTTTCCAAAAAATATTGTTCATCTCGCTGACACTTCCGCCACTCCGCTTCCTGACGAAGCTCACTCAAACGGCCCACCTCAACAACCCAAATCCCGTCTCAAACTCTCCCAAACAACCCACTGTTGCTCAGTCCACGTATGGTCAATCGTATTATAAAGCTGCGAACACTGAGGCCCATACCCAGTGCCATCCAAAAAAGAATCATCTACTGGACTTTCCACGGCTCCAAAGGGCCACCACATAAGTAATCCACCAATCGCTGCCGCCAACGCGACACCAACCGCAGCAATGGCCTTAACAATCTTTTTAATAGCCTTAGACCAAGCATCGGCCCGCTCCGCTACATCCTCTATCGACAAAACTTCCCCCTACTGGCATGACTCACACACCTCAACCTCGTCCAAACCGCACTCCAACGGCTCATCATCTAAAAACGGATCACGCAACAAATCAGGACGCTCTCCCATCGCCTCCAACTGCATCCACATCCCATCATCACGCAAATCCTGAAGCTCAGTCACCGTTTCTTCCGATGAGTCACTCTCTTACCCGCCTTTTTCGCATACGACTTCGCAGCCTTACGACCCTTAGCCGAATAAGAAAAATGTTTGCCACCAACTTTAGGCACTTTCCACCATCCTCAAACTAATAACCTCCGCCTCCAAAGCAGAAGCAAGCTCCTCGTCACTAAAGGCCGCAACGTCCCGCTCATCATCCAAGACCATCTTCCGCTTCGGCGTAAACTTATCAATATATTGCAGATACAACGAAGCAGCCTTCACATCGCCAGCAGCAGCCTGCTGCCAGAGCGAGTCAATCACGCTCTGAACCCTTTCAGGGTTGATGTTCAGTTCCGCTGCGCGGCGATCCCACTCTTTCACGAACCGTGAGTCGCGTTTAATGCGACGCACGGAATCCTCATGGATGTTGTTGTCTGCTGCCCAGTCGCGTTGCGTTGCTGGGGAACGCTCTGGGCCGCGTAGCAGCCACTCCAGTAAGTCCTTCCAAAGTTCTGGCATCTGTTTTTGGCCCGTGTCAGGATCTGCGATCCATCCACGGCCCCCACCATTCTGGGCCATTCCTATCACCTCTACTTGTATGCGTAACTGTCCCATTCGGACAATAACATAGTTCTGGGACGAAGGTTCCTACCCATAGAACTGGTACCTAGAACTCATCCCCCGCCTCCAGCGGGGGATGGTACTAGAACCTATCTCGCAGACAGCGTGCAAGCAACAAGCAAACCCACTTTTATATCGTAACCCGATTCGGCTACGCATATCTACACATGTACACAGGGCGAAGGGGGTACCCCCCAGGGGGGTGGCCTCATGCCTGGGCGGGCGGGCAGGGCTTCACGCGCCTGAAAGCCCCAGCTTTGGCCTCCAGCGGTGCGTGCGGGCGCGAAGAAGGCGGGCACAGCGGGCCGCTGGCAGAGTTGGCAACCGATTTGGCCGAATCTTGGGGGGCTGAAGTACCCCTTTCTTCGAAAGGGGATACTTCAGTCCCCCAAATGAAAGGAAATCCGATGGGAAAGCCCACGGTGGC